AGCTGTTCAAATATTATTTCTTCTACAAATATTAACTCAGGCTCTTCAAAAGTGTCATACTCAAATTCAAATACATATTCTTCAAAGACTTCAGGCTCTTCAAAAGTGTCATACATGTCATACTCTTCTTGATAACCATAATCAAAGTCTTCTTCAAAGTAAGCTACTGAATTTTCTTGTCTATAACCTTGACAGAATGGTGCATATTGTGGGTCTAAATCACATTGCAGGTCATCATAGGCTTCCCAATAGTAAGGACATGATTCAGAATATAACTGGTCTATATCACATTGTTGTGTTTGATATGCGTCAGCATAACCTGTACAACTTGTATCATTTAAAGGATTACTACAATCTATTGGTGTATAATATAAAGAACCACCATTTTCTAAGTCATCGTTTTTATCAGAGTTATTCCAGTCATAATTGTAACAACTTGAAGTGTTGGTAGTTCCTGTATTACATTCATCGTGATAATAATAGGTGTATATTTCATTTGATTTACCTTGCTCACCTATCAAAACATCATGGTTGATAACATCTAACTCACCATATCTAAACTCATAAGAGTCATTGTTCCAAAGTATAACCTCAAAACTATTATCAGATGAACGATTATATTCACGCATGTCATACCAACCAAAGACTGCTTTATCATCAAAGTTCTTGGCTAACATTTTAGAGTTACCATCTCTAATAAGGTCAGTCCAAAATGGAAAAAGAGTATAGTTGTATTGTGGAAGTGGGTCAGGTGTATAATCACCACAATAATTATTGTAATTTACATTACCTGTACCTAATCCAAAGTGAAGACATCCGTTGGTAGCCATACGAGCAGATGTAAAAGATTCTCCATAAAAATCAAAAGTAAAATCTAAATTAAAAGCAGACGAAAGCTGGTCATCTCCAGAGTTTAGATTGGTTACATTGGATAGATTAGTAAGGTCTATTAAAGACTGATTGCCTTCATAGATATACTCACTAAAGACATTAAGACTTAGTAGACACGCTACTGCGTAGCATAAAATTCTTTTTTGCATTGTCTTTTAGTTTTAGTTTTAGCTGTATAGGTTTTTTTTACTAACCCAGCTACATCTTTATTTATATTATCTCTGTTAGGATTTTTGTCGTATGTACATTCTTTTATAAAAAGTTTTAATTGTTCTTTAGCATCAGGTCTTTTAGATTTATTTTCTGACCAAGCTTTAGCAGCTTCTTTACCTATCTTACCTTGATAAGGGCAAGGAGTACCAGCCATTTCCATAGCCTTAAATACTCTAGGGTCTTGACATAATATTGAAACTGAAGCTACTTTCATACCAGTATCATAAAGATACTTAGAAAGTTTTAATCGTTCACAGTTAGTATCAGTAACTGTTCTTCCTGTAGAGATACCAAATACTTGTCCTTGATAAGCACCAGAACGACCAACAGTACAAAGGTCTTGAGAGTAAGACATAATACTAGGTGCTATAGCAGAAGCAGGAGGTGCTTTACTTTTTATTTCTTGTCTAATTGTTTGTGTTGAGTTAGACTCATTAATATTTCTATTTGTATTATCAGATGTTGTATTGTTATTGTTGTTATTAGTATTATTAGTAGTAACATTAGAATCTGAAGTAGACTGATTAATATTTGTATTATTATTAGTATTGGTATTATTACTAGTAGAAGTACTATTATTATTTACATTTTGATTTACTGTAGAGTTTACAGTAGAGTTAGATGTAGATGTAGATGTGTTAACATTGTTATTATTATTGGTGTTAGTACTAGTAGATGTGGAAGTATTAGTATTGTTATTTGTATTAGTTGATGTATTAACATTAGTATTATTATTAGTATTTGTGTTAGTATTTGTATTAGTGTTAGTATTTGTATTAGTGTTAGTATTAGTATTTGTATTTGTATTATTGTTAGTATTATTATTAGTGTTAGTATTTGTAGTAGTTGTATTATTAGTAGTAGTTAAATTATTATCTTCACAATACTGTGTACCAGCATCACAGTCATCTGCACTTGCAGCAAAGGATAACGCTATTAAAAATAGTATTAGTAATGGTCCAAAAAAATTTCTATTTATTTCGCCTTTTGACATTATTTTATCTCCTTTTATTTATTTTATCTTCCTTTTGCTAAACTACCACCAAAGTACATACCTATAATGGCTGATACTAAGTTGGTGTCTAATTGTGTAATTACAAGACCTTGGAATGTAACCCATTCAAATATTTCTCTACCTACTCTAAACAATCCTCCGGGATTCCATTGTGTATAACCTACAGTAACACTTACATCAGGATAATATACAGCTACAAGTTTAGGGAAAAGAACAATAGCAAATACAGAAGTAAGTGCAATAATTCTTCTAGTCCATGCAAAACCTTTGTCTTTTAAACCATGGTCAAGTGATTGTTTTTTAGCTTTAATATCAAACTCACCACGAGTTATAAGAAGTTTTTCATTCTCTGCTTTAGCTTTACGACTTTCAGCCCAGATGCTCATAACTCCACCAAGCACAGTTGATGCTAACATAGTTATTATTTCAAATGGAAAACCCATATTAATCTATTATTAATCTACCTAACTGTTCAGCAATTTTTTTGGATGCATTTATTCGTCTATCTAAATGAGGAATACCGGGTTTTTCAAATACTTCCATAAAAACTTTAGTTGTTTCTTCTATATCACCTTTTTTAAAACTTTCAATAAGTTTTTCTCTTTCATCACTACCTAACATTTTACCATCAAAATTAGCATAAGTATCTGTGCCTTGTATTACATCATTTATATATTCAATATGACTATCTAAAGAATCTTTTTTATTATTATGACTTAAATAATCAAAATAATAATCATTCATAAAATCAAATTGTGCTATACCATATCCTTTTTTAGGTTTACCTATATCTTCTGATGTTTTTAATTTTTTAGTAGCTTTATTTATCACACCTTTTTTTATATCTTCTTCTGTATAAACTAAAGGATTACCTTCAAGTTCTCCTTGAATAATATCATATCTAAAAGTATCTCCTGATTCTACAGAAAAATTACCTAACATTCCTATTACAGCTTCTGGTCTATATCCAAACTCATTAGTAAATCTATTATAGATATAATCTCTATTTGAATTAGAATTTTTTGTAGTTACATCAGCACCTTCTTGAAAACCAAGCCTAGTCATTTGTTCAGAATATGGTACTCCTGTATTAGGGTCTACTCTATCTGCAGGGTTTTCTTTAGTATTAGGAACATCAAATGTACCTGTTACTAATCCACCCGTAGCAAAACTTCTAACTCCAAGTTTTAATATTTTTTCTCTAAGTTCTGGAGTAATTATAATAGTATTAACTTTGTACATTTCTTCTCTTTTAATATAATTTTTTAAGTTTTCTCCAAATAATTCTTCTCTAATTTGGTCCATCATTTCTCTATTTTCTTGATACAAATCTATTGGATTAGTACCGTCTTTATCCATTAAATCATTTTTATCTATTTGTAATTTTTCAAATGTTCCACCATATTCTTCTGCTAGTTCTTTCATATAGTTAGGAATATTTTTATCATATAAAGGTCTTGTATATTTTGCTTGACTTATCCCATATCTGTTTTGTATAATGTCTCCTTGAACTACTGACAAAGCATCTTGACCATTTTTTACAGCAGCTAATAATTCTCTTTCTAATATTCTTTTATAGAACTTTTTAGTTATTGGATTTTTAGGAAGAAGATTTTCTGGATATCCATATTTTATTTTATTTGTTTTAACTGATTCTTTTAAAGAGTTTAAATCTTTAATTAATTTAGAAGTAATACTTTTTGCATAATTCTCTGATGCTAACTCATTAGTTCCTACTTCTATTTCAGGTGTATTTTTAAATATGTTTTCATCTATTGTGTTTAAAGGTGTTTGTCCTAGTATACCATTAGTAATTTTTTTTGTGCCACCTTCTCTGGCTTTGTCTAATTTTATTAAATCAGAAAAATCTATATAATTTAATTCGTTATATTCTTGAAATGTTTTTGGATTTGTATAATCAAATTTTGTTTTTAAAAAGTCTATTTTATCATCAATAGCTTCTAGAATTATATTCATTTCATCAAATATTTCTTTAGCTAATTTTTCATTTTTATCAGTCTTTATACCATAGTCGTAAAGCCTAGTATAATAATCACTTTGAAGTTCTTCTATGTTTCTAGAACTAATAGTTCCTACATCACCTTTTCTTAATCTTCTATCTTTTGATACTGCATGTCCAAATTGAGTTAACTCATCATTTCCTGAAAAATGAAAACCTGAAACTGAAAGCTCTTCAACTTTTCTACCTTGTACATTATAAATAGTTTCTCTATAATTTTTTCCTCCGGGTGAATTATCATCAATAGAATTAAATAATTTAACATCATAATCTGCTCCAAAATCTGCTATTAAATCATTCTCTTGTAGAAACATTTGCATTTGAATTTTTGCTTCTGCAGGACTTCGTATATCGCCCATACTTTCTGCTATAATTTCGCTATCAAATAATAAATTTTTTATTTTTTCATCTTGAGAACTAATTTTGTAACCAATGTCTTGATTACCGTATGCATATAAATTTAAATCTCTATCTATTTTATCTATAAAATCATCACCACCTAATGCTCTTTCAACATCAGATAAATTTACTTTTATTACTTCAATATCTTTTTTACCAAACAATACATCAAGTTGTTTTTTAACAGTAGTGTCTGTAGATTTACCTAATCCTTCAAATTTAAAAAAATCATCTTTATTCATAGTATTAGTATCAAATTTTAAATCTTCTTTTAAACCTGTTGCAGTTCTAACAAAGGGAACTATTTCTAGTCTTCTATCCGATATGTTTTCTGCTATCTCTATACCTGATTCATAAGGGTGTTCCATTATATATTGTTCTATGTCTAAATAATCCATTTCATCTTTTGTAACTGCTGTACCTTTACCTCTTGTTGCTTCTTTTTTTAAAAACTTAATTAGTTTAGGTCCTGTCATTCCTGCTGGAGCATCTTCTGCTAAACTTCTAAGTACAGGAGAAACATTACCAAATTTATCCATGTAAAATGATTGTACTAATTCTTGTAATTCTTCATCAAACTCTGGTGTAATTTCTCCATCTATATTGTAATCACTAGGACCACCTTCCATGTCATCAGCTTTTTTATAAAAGATAGGTTTTAAATTATCTCCTAGTTTATTTGTATTTAATTTTCTAGCTAAAAATGAACTAACTTTACCACCAATTCTAAAAGGTTTTCTATCTTTTATTTCTCTTTTTTTAATACCTGTTTCTTTTTCTTTTTCTTCTTTTGGAAAAAATTCTCCAGCAGCTTTTCTTACTGCACCTCTAGGTAGTTTTATAGGTTTAGCAGCTTCTTGTAAAGGAGTATAAGGTTCTCTAACACCTGTATACTCTTCCATAATATCTCCAAGATATCTATCAAAAATATTTTTAGTTCCTGTCAAAGGAGCTTTACGAGCTAATGTTTCTAAAAATCCTCTATCATACAATAACATTCCTACAGCATCACCAAGAATAGGACCTCCTGTTCCTACAGCAGCAGTTAAAGGATTTTGTCCATAAGCCATACCTTCAACACCTCTAAATAAATATTCTGGTGGACCTAGTAAACCAACACGCTGTATAGCTTTTATATTATCATAAACTTTATCTTCTCCTCTATCTATTCTAGCTCTTTCTTCTTCACTAGCTCTCCAATAGTTAGTAGCTTTAGCAACATTAGTAGATATAGCAATAAATGCAGCTAGTTTTGGAGCATTAACTGCTGTATCTGTTATAGTGTTTCTAGCAAAATTTCTTAGTACCGTATTACCGAATACTGTAGGATATCTTAAAAACTGTGTAAATATATCAACTTTAGGATTAGTCATAAATCTAGGAACATTAGCAAACTCTCTACCTGTTTGTAATATTACACCGTTAGTAAATCTTCCTGCTCCTCTTGTTATATCATTTCTATAAAAGTTTGTTTTCCTAGCAGTTTCATTTATATTATCGCCATACTTTTCAATAAATTTTAATCCTTCATCTATGTTTACACCTAAGTCTAATAACTCTCCTTCAAGTCTTTCTTTAGAATTTTTACTTAAAGTTTTACCAAATGCATTTGTGTTGGTTGAAATTCTTCTTAAGTTTTCCATTATCATATCTTTACCTGTAGAAAACGCAGCTAACTGTACTGTTTTTGTCCAAGGTATAAGCATGTTGAGTCTATAAAAACCTCTAGCTCCTCTTTTTAAAAATTCGTTTTGTAGTCCTTCACCATCTAAACGATTTGTTAAATCTGCAACAGCTTCATCTACAGCTAAGAAAACTCTATTCATTTCTTGAACTATCTCATTGTCAGTTAATTTATGTTTTTCTTTTAGTATTTGACCCATATCTCTCATCAATATGTGTCCTCCATTTTCTATAGCATCTTGCATACCTTTAACTGCAGATGATGTAGGAGCTTTTCCTAATGCTATAAATGCTTCTGATAATGAAGAAACAGTAGCTAAAGGTAAGTAAGCCATAGCATTAGCTAATTTAGTTCCGTCATATAAAGCTTGAAACTCTTGTCCTCTAAAATAATCTACTTGACCTGTAATAGATTTGTAAGTATTTATAATTTGTTTTTTATCTCGGGCAGTTAATTGTCTACCAAACTTTTTTAAGTCTTTATTTATAGGGTCAATAAATCTTTTTACAAATTGTGCTTCATTATCCATTTTAAACATTATTAAATTCTCTGAATCTGTTTTACCCATAACTCTAACATCAGAACCTTTTTGTAAAAAATGTATTTTGTGTTCTATAGTTCTAGCAGCATTCATAAAATAATCTGTAGTAACCATGTGTAAATCATTTGTTAAAAATTCTTTAAATAAATTATCATCTAAGTTTTCAAACTTACGAGCTTGAGTTAATAAATTAGAATGAGAACTATATAGTTCATCTTGTTTATTAAGCATACCTTCAACAACATCATCTACTTTATCTCTGTCAACAATTCTAAATTTATTTCCGTCTTTATCTGTTCTAAGTCTTGTCAACATTTTTTTAAACTTTTCTGGATTATCTTCTATTGCTTGTCTATTCCAACTACGAGGAAAATAATCTGTAATATCTTGAACATTCATACCTGCTTTTATAGCATCATTTCTTATACCATCATAAAATTTTCTTAAGTTCTTAGAAACTTGTACTACTTCTTTAGAAGCATTAGGAACTTTACCACCTCTTAAAAGAGTTACTACTTGCTCTCCTTGTTCTACAGACATTCTACCTGTTGAGTATAAAGGTCTTATAGCATCTTCATAAGCTTCTTTATAATTACCTCTTCTAAATTGTATATCCTCTGCATAAGAATATCCTAATCTTTGTTTAGACCTTTTAGTTAAATCTTTATTAAATTCAGATGTCATTTTTTGACCAAGCAATCTAGAGTTTGGAGAAAACTCTGCAAAGCCTTTTAATATCCAAGCAGGACTAGCTATAGTGTTAGCTAAAATTCTATCTTTATATCTTCTAGCTTTAAATGCAAGGTCACTACCTGCTTCTTTTCTATACATATCATTTGTATAAAGTCTTTCCATTCTATCTTTAAAGAATTGATTTTTGTTTGCAAGACCTCCAAAGACACCACCTGCTAATAAACCTATCGCTGTTGTATTTGCTAACTCTGGAGCAGAAAAAGCTTTTCTCATCTTTGTATTTACTTCTGCGTTTTGTTTAAAATAATTTTCTGTACCAGTCCAAGTACCAGCTTCAATAGCTGCTAATCCAGTAGCTTTAGCAGGTGTAATTTTACTAGGTGCTGTGTTTATTTTAGCAATTCCTTTTAAAGCTTGTTGTGCTGCTTTACCTGATGCTATTCTAGTTGCTAATGTAGTTCCTCCACTTACAGGAGTAAAAAGAACAGAGGCTAAAAGTGTTGGGTCAGAAATCATATCTATTCCAGCATCTTTAATAAATCCAAGATATTGTTTCATACTTCCCATATCTGCACCATCAAAAGTGCTACGAAGATAAGCATAGTCTTGTTTTTGTTGCTCAGTAAAATTACCAGTATCATTCATTCTTTTTAATCCTTTTAAAAGATTAAAATCAGCATCTCTAAAATACTCAAAAATATCATCAGACTGTTCTCCTATAGATGTTAGGAATCTTTCTGATATTTCTTGGAATTGTTCGTTGTTTTCTAGGTCATCTAAAGTATAACCTAAACCCAGCCTATCTGGTGTTCCTAAACCTAAAGAACCTCTTGATTTTATAGCCATATTAACCTACTGGATTATCTGTAAATTTTTTATTATATTGAAAAAAAGAGTCTAAAGTAGGAATTACGCTAGGATTATCTTTGTCTCCATTGTCTCCATCATCATTTTTAAACATGTCTTTTACCATCTGTATAGTTGGATATCCTCTACTTTTAAGAATTTCATCAGTTAATTCTTTGTCAGCCTCATCAGTAAATTGTTCTGGTAAGTTTAAAATCATTTCAAGGACTCTTGGTTCTCGTTCTTGCTTTGTAAAATTTTCTTCAAAATCATCTAAATACATTATTAATTTTTCACCAACATCAAAACCTTCTTGACCTTTAGTGTCAGTTTTTTCTAATATCATCATATCTATTTCATACAAAGAAGGTTTTGTTGTGTATCTATCTTTTAAATGATTCATATATACACTACCCATAGCATATTCTAAAGCTGCTATAGGACTTGAAACTATATCTGAATAAGTATTTAATATATGTCTTTTACTTAATTCTATAGATTCACCAAATAAAAATCTTTGTAATTCAACATCTTTATTTTTAGGATTATCTTTCATGAATTTAAATTCTCTTTGAAAACCCGGTACTATTTTTTCCATATAATTCATTTTTGTATATAAACTATTATATAAACTTTCATTTAATGATAATTGAGTTTCTGTAATTTCTTCTTTTTTCGTAGTTTGTGAAAAATCGTCTGGCATAGCTATTGTTTTAAAAACAGTTTCACCGTCTTGGTATTCTTTTGTTATAACTATATGAGGTATAAGTTTATTACCTTTTGGCATATATACAGGTTCATCAAATTTATCTTTTATATAAGGTCTATATTTTTCTGGATTTTTTTTCATTTCTTCTTCTATAGCACTCATAGAACCTTGATACATAGTTGCAGAATCTCCAAAATTAAATCCTAACTTAGCAAGTCTATCTATTACTTCACTTTTAACTTGAGCATCTTTAGCTTGTAAAGTTTCATCAGTATGTGACATAGTAATCTTTTTAATTTTATTACCTATTAGTTCTCCTATATTTCTTGGAGCTTTAACTCCTGACTTAATAAACTCTGTTAATTGTTCAGGACTTATTGAACCTATTTTTTTATGATGATTAACCATTCCCATGAAATCATTAAAATTAGTTTCATCATTTACATAATCGTTTATTAAACTATCTCTAGCATCTACTACATAACCTTCATTATTAGGGTCTATAAATCTTGCAAAGTCATCATTAACATAATCTCTAAATATTTGTTTATCTGTTTTTGTTTGTTTTTCTTCATTATAAAAATTTAAAAAATTAGTAGATGCTTCTACTTCACTAAACAGATTAGAATTTTTAAATAGCTCTTCTTGTTCTAATGCTTCTGCTTTATTATTTAAAAATATATTAAAACCTTTACCAGCTAAATCAGCTAATAATAATCTTCTACTAAATTTGTCTTGTTTCTTAGCTTCTTTATCTCTTCTTTTTCTAGCGTTGTCAAATTGCTCTTGTGCAAATCCTACTCCACCATCATCATAAAATGTAGACATTATCTTTCTCCTCTAGCTAATAAACTTTCTTCTTCTTGTTGTTGTGGTTCTTCTCTACTTAATAAACTTTCAGGCATTTCCATGTTATCTATTTGTTGTAATATTTCTCTAGGAACAACTCCTGAAGGAACTTTAGATTCTTGTGAAACTTTTGTATTTACTAATTCTTGTAAGTTTTTTTGTTTCATCATTTGAATATCTTTTTCATCATCCTCATCCATGTCTTCTTCTTCATCTCCGTTTATACGATATTGAATATTTGCTTTTTCTGCTAAAGCCATTAATGTATAAACAGTAGGTTCAATTAACATCATTAATAAATCAGGATTCCATTTACCTTGTTCAAAACCAGCTTGTAACATTTGTAATGTTATATCTGTTATAGGAACTCCTGCTCCTATACCTTTCATAAGAGGAACATAGACTTCTTTATCTAATAGTTGGTCAGCTATAAAGTTTAAAGCTTGTTTGTAATCTGTATACTCTGGTGGATTTTCCCAAGGATATCTTTGGTCTGGGTCATTTGTTAATGATTGTCCGGGTATAGGTTTACCTGCATTTACTAATGCATCTACTGCTTCTTGATTATATATTTCTGCCATAATTTATCCTAATCTTTGATTTACTGGTTCAGCATAATATTGACTTATATCCTGCCAGTTATTCATTTGAAATGATTGTTGAGTTAAATCTGTAGTATTAAAAACTCCCATTCCACTACCTGTAGTAGGTAGCCCACCAGTATCTGCATAAGTTACTAACTGTCTTGAGGCTGGAGGGTCTCCTGCTAGTTGATATTTAGTTCTACTTCTAACAGCATCACCAGCTCCTTTTATCATTTCTTGTTTTATTTTTTCTTTTCCTTTATCTAGTAGACTTGGTTCTGTTACTTTTTCTTCTATTTCATCTTTAATAGTTGTATCAAATACTGCACTATCATCTGATACTTTAACTCCTTTAGGTTCAACAATACCTTCTCCTTTAGCAAACTTTGCATCAGCTCCAAAGAAACCTTTACTAGGGTCTGATAAAACAAATCCTTCTCCTTTCATAAAGTTTAAGCTTCTATCAAATCCATTGCTTATAGCTTGAGTAACAGTTTGATAAGCATTACCTACAGCAGTTCCTGCATTGTGTATAACTTTTACAGCTTGTTGTAGTAAGTTACTACCGGGTTTAGCCCAACTTCCTATACTTTGCCACATATTTCCAAGATGAGGCATTAAAAACATTAAACCTATTTGACCTACAATACCTAGTTTACCAAAAGCTTTACCAATTTTTTTAACAACCTTTTTAATTCCTCTACCTATTTTTTTAACTGTCTTTCTTAAAAATCCCATTTACTACTCCTTATTATGATGGTGGAAATACTGTATCTATTACTCTAGATATGTTATTAAAATTACTTTGCCAATTCTTAGCAATATCTCCTTCAGCACTAGCAGCAGCTATCATAGCTTGTACTTTTCTTGTAGCAGTATCATTAGCCCATCTAAAATTATAATCTGCTTGGTCTCTTAATTCTTGCCATAAAAATGATTGAGCTGCTGAAGTTAAACCAAAAGACATTTTAACATTCTCTTGATTAATAGCATTCTGTGCAGCAGTATCAGCTAAGTTTGCTCTTCTTCTCCACTCTACATTTGACTGTTGAATTGCTAATGCATTTTGTGTATTAAACTGGTTTCTATTAAATTCCATTTGTTGATTAAACTGTCTTGTTTGATTTACTATAGCAGCATTTGCTCTATTAATATCAGCTTCTCTTCCTGCTCTACGAGCTTCTGCAGCATTTGCTTGTTGTACATTAAATTGTTGAGAAGCGTTTAACTGTTGAGAATTAAATTGTTCCATTTGTAAATTAAGATTTGCCATGAACTGTTGTGTTTGATTTTCACTAGCAGCATTAAATTGTCTTGCAGCGTTTGTAGCAGCTTGATTACTTAGCATTCTTTGTTGTTCTTGTTGAGCTTGTAATACATTTGCTTGTTGTTGATTACTTAAGTTAGCCATATCTAAAGCTAAAAAGTTTTTAGCATTTTGTATTCTTCTTTGTCCATCTAAACTAGCTTCAGCTATATTAGCTTGTGACATAAGAACAGCATTTTGTATTGCAGCTTTTTGTTCGTTATTAGCTTCTACAATGCTTACAGTTTGCATAAACTTACTATTACTTAACTCTGTTTGTTGGTCAGCACTAAACTGAGCCATGTTAAGATTAAATACTTTATCAGCATTACTTAATGCTGTTTGTTGTCTCATCTTAGCATTTTCTATTTCTACTTGTGCTTCAATAGACTTTTGTTGAGCTACACTTTGTTGTATAGCTTGTGCATTACTTTGAGCTATTGGTACAGCACTTTGTATAATAGCATTAAATAAATTATCTCTACCAACACTAGAAGCACTTAGTCCTCTTCTTGCTAACATAGCTTCTACACTAGCAACAGCAGGTCTAGCCCATGTAGGTATTTCACCATTTTCCATACCACTTAATAAACTATCCATTTGATTAGATACTAAAGCTTCTTTAGGTAATCCAGCTATTACACCTCTTTGTTGTTCTGTAAAGTCTGTTAGTCTAGCTTCTAAATCTTCTGGGTCGTTACCAAGATTTGTTATATCTTCTTCTGATAATCCTGCATTTCTTAATTGCTTTTTAGCTCTTGTTATCCTTGCTAAAGATGTACCAGCTACTTGTGCTGCAGATGCTTTTGCCTCTTCACTTAATGTTCCTACAACTCTTTGTGCTAAAGCACCGGGTTCTATTTCTATCTCTGCACCTTCAACTGGTGCAACTCTATCTACTCCTACAGCTTTAGCTATAGCATCATCTTTCATTTCTGTTTGTGCAGCATTTACTGTTACTTCTTCAGTTATAGTATCTGCAGTCATTTTAGATGCAACTACAGGCTCTGGAGCTTTTACTGTTGAAACATTTTCCATTTGTTGAACAACTTCTGGTCCAACTTCTTTTATGTACTCTGGAGTAACTCCTTTTAAAGAAGCTAGTTCAATAGTTTCTGCATCAAACTCTTCCCCTGTTTTTAATTTAACTAATTCTTGTTGAGGTATTGTACCTTCAGGAATATTACCAGCAGCTATATCTTCTGCAGTTCTACCAGTTTGTGTAATTCTTTTTGCTCTTTCTTCATCAAACTGTTCTTGAGTTCCTGTTATAGTTGTTTCTCCGGGTGGTGTATCAGGAGGTGGTGGTGGTGGAGGTGGTGGTGGAGGTGGTGGTCCATCATTTCTACCTCTACCTCTTTCTCCTACTCTGTCTTCAGCAAATATCATGTTATCTCTAGGATTAGGTTGGTCTGGCATTTTTGTAAGTGGTTTATTTACATTTTTATTTGTTGCAGTAACTTGAGGTGTGTCCTCTCTTTGTATAGACATATCCTCTCTTTCAGGTACTTCATCCATTTTTTCTAGCCCATGAGGACCACCATGCCTTAAAGATACTCTACCACCATTACGCATGTCTAGTCTACCACCTGTAGTATATTTTTGTCTATATTTTTTATTTCTTTTTTTCTTTTGTTTTGCCATTCTACTTTACCTCAAAGAGTTTGTCAACCTTTTCATGTAATTTTTCTACTCTATCCATTAGAGTATTCATATCATCTTTTAATTCTTGTTTAGTTACATAGTCTTTTGCAATCTCTTCACGAGTCTTGTTTAAGAGTATGTCAATTCTTTTAGCCTCTGCAGTATTACCACGAATACCATAAAGTATGGGAGCTAACACCAATGTTATAAAGATGTTCCAAAATAAGTAAGGTGTTAGTTCCATTATATATTATTCTACTGCTTCGTTAGCTGCTTTCTTAGCATTCTTAACTGTAGTAGTCCAGACTGCATTACAAATACCTTGAACTTCTGCAGACTCTCCAGATATATCTGTATCTGTATGAGTCCAAGAACTACCATCATAAGATGATGATACGCATTCAAGAGCTTTTCTATGAAAAGACCTTGTAAGCTCTTTGCCATCTTCTTTGATAACAGTAGCTGTTCTTATTTGTATAGTTTTGTGGTCTCCAACAACTTCTATTTTGTCTTCGACTATTTCTTTAGTTATTGCCATATTTTCCTCCTTATGGTCCGTACCTAGAATCCACTAGGTATATTAGTTATTATAAGTTTGTAACATATGTAAATGAAAATCTTAAAAAGTTTCCAGATGAGTTACTAAGGCTTGTATTAGAACTACCTATATATGTTTGTCTGTCTGAATCAAGTTGGATTAAATTTAAATTTAAATAAGCTGTGTTATAACAACGAACTCCTATTCCTGCAAAGTTAGATACTCCATCCCAATTACCACTAGGATAAAAATAAACATCACCTGCACTTGAGGGAATACTTGTACCTGCATTAGTAAAGGGTAATGTCATTCTTAAATCACCACTAAATGTACCAAATGCTTTATTATATATATCAACATGTATAGTGACTAGCCTACCAATTTTTGTATAATATCCAAGACCATCATTGTTTGCAGTACCACTAGTACTTCCATAAAATAAAGGTGTAAAAGTTCCTTCTTCATAATCATCAAGTGCATTAGCTGCTGCTGTATCAGCACCAAATTTTATTCCATCACTATCAAATCTTGCTACTACTGCATTATCAGCTTCAATAACAACTCTTGAATTAGACTGAGCATTATCAGAATCAGCACTAATTGACATGTATTCAGCTTCACACAATATGTGATGTTTAAATACATCTCCTACTTTAAAATCAATTCTTGGAACACTTGCATTAATAGTTAAACTTTTTTGACCACTTAATGCTTTTGGTGTAGTCGTGCCTAGTCCAAGATTTCCTGAATTGTCTAGTTTTGCTTGAAAAGTATTATTAGTGTAAAAATTTATATCGGCGTCTTCTGCTTGATAAATCATAGCATCGCCTGTTGTATTACCCTCAACACCAACAAAAAACTTATCTGTATTATGGTCATTTGCAAATGCTATGTTTGCACCAACTCCTGAACCTGAACCATGTATGTCGATTAAAGTATTACCACCAGTAAATGTACTTTGTCCTATCGCTAATGTTCCAGCTACTGCAGCGTTTACATCTACATCTAAAGTATCAATATGTGCTGTTCCATCTAAGAATAAATCTTTAAATTCTAGAGAACTTGTACCTAAATCTATATCATTATCAGTTGTTGGTTTTAAAACACCATCGGCTAGTACAATCTGTTCAGTACCTCCAATATCAAACCTTATAATATCTTCATCAGAACTTTCTTCTACTTGTATTTTAGTATCTCCATCAGCATCTTGAAAAGTTGTAACAGCTACATTAGTAAATGTTACACATTCTACTTTTGTACCAGTAGGAGGAGCAGCACTAAATGTTAGTGTGCTACCTGATATTGAATAAGTATCTTTATGCTGAACAACGCCATCAATAGTTACAAAAGTTTGATTCTCTGAAGTTGGAGTTGTGCTAAGAGCTAGTGTAGTGTCTGAACCATCACCAGTCATAGTATCTATAACTGGAGCAGAACCTACAATACCTGCTTCAACTGTAAAAACTTCTATAACTCTGCTATTTACAGGGGCTGTAGCAAAAGTTAAAGTTGTGCCTGATACAGTATAAACATTGTCTGCTTGATATACACCATCAATAAATACTAATAAGTTATCTTCGTTTGATGCACTAATGCTTAATGTAAATGCTGTTGTGCTTCCATCACCTGTAAAAGTATTTTTAGTAAAGGCATTACCAACACTATTTCCACTACCACCACCACTAGCTGAAGATGCAAAAGTTACAGTATCTCCAGAAGCATTTGTAGTAATAGTCATATTACTTCCAGCTACTAAAGTAAGAGTATCAGTAGCAGAATCGGCTACTACATCATCTTGTCCAGATACAGATATTGTTTTAAATGCTTCTCCTACTGAACCACCACCTGTAACATTAAAGTCTAATGTTCCATCTGAGTCTTCATAAGTAACAGTAATGTTAGATTCTGTATTACCAGTTACCATAGCTCCTACAGTATCTTGTATAACCTCTGTTAGGTCTATATTAGCTGTTCCATCAAATGAAACACCATGTATTGTTCTAGCTGTTTCAAGTGCTGTAGCTGTTGCTGCGTTACCTGTTGTACTTTGATTACCTGAAGTATTTACACCGGGTAAATTAATATTAGCACTACCATCAAAACTTACACCACCAATAGTTCTTGCAGTTGTTAAAGTAGCTGCTGAACCTGTAATATTACTTGATGTTAAAGCTATTGTACCTGTTGTATTTGGTAAAGTTACTGTAGGATTACCACTAAATGCTGAATGAGCAGGTGCTTGTAGTCTTAGATAATGTGCATTGTTACTTTCACAATAAAAATCTATATAAGATTGTGTACCACCATTTTTAATTTTAATAGCACCTTGTTCAATAACTACACCATTTGTAGAGCCACCACCGACTCCTAATGAGGTTGTTATTTCTGTAGCTGATGGTAAACCTATTGTTACTGTACCTGAACTTTCTGCTACTTCTACTTCGTTAGAAGTTCCAGAGAATGTTAATGTACCACCTAATGAAATAGCAGTAGTATTAGAACCATCACTAACTGTTATACTTGAGTTTGATAATTTACTATTAGCAATAGAACCTGCTAACATAGCATTAGTAATAACTCCTGAACCTATAACAAAGTCTAGAGTATTATCTGAATCATCATAGGTTACTGATATACCTGTTTCAGTATTAGAGCCTACCATAGCTCCTACAGTATCACTAATAGTTTCTGCTAGTGTTGTGCCATTTACTGTAATTGCATCAGCTTCTAAAGTACCATCAATATCTACATCTCCTGATATATCTAGTTCTGTAGCTATTATTTTACTATTAAAAGTTGCAGCTCCTGCTTCTGACATATCAATAGTAAGAGCTGTAAAACCTGAACCTCCATCATTACCTTTTAATTTAAAATCTTTATCTGCCCCACTTACTGTAAAAGCTGTAGAATCAGCTTCTTTTTGAATAAAACCAAATTGAGTTCCATCATCTGAAAAAGCAATGATACCTGTATCAGAATCAAGAGTAATATTTCCACCAACATCTAGTGTAAAAGCTGCACTATCAGAAATAGTAGACCCATCAATAGTAATATCATCAACTGTTAAAGATGTTAAAGTACCTAAACTTGTTACATTAGTTTGTGCTGCTGTTGATAAAGTTCCTGCTAACTCTCCACTTGAGCCATAAATGACAGCTTTACTATTTACAACTGTATTAGCTGTAGAACCATCAAGTAAATTTATTTCTGTTGCTGTACTTGTAACACCATCTAAAATATTTAATTCAGCAGCAGTAGAAGTAACACCATCTAAGATATTTAGTTCTGCTGTAGTGCTGGTAACACCATCAAGAATATTAAGTTCGGCTGCTGTACTGGTAACTCCATCAAGAATATTAAGTTCGGCTGTTGTGGATGTTACACCATCCATTATATTTAATTCTGCAGTAGTTGCAGTTACGCCATCCATGATGTTTAGTTCTGCAGTTGTAGCAGTAACACCATCCATAATATTTAGTTCAGCAGCAGTTGCACTTATTGCTGTACCATTAAAGTTTATAGCATCTAAATATGCAACACCGTCAATATAAATATCTTTCCATTGTTTTGAAGAACTACCTAAATCATGTGTATCATCATCATCAGGTATAATATTAGAATCTACTTCTCCACCAAAAACAATATTATCTGTATCAGCATCACCTAGAGTTAGTGTACCACCATTAAATGTTGTTGTACCTGTTACTGTAAGATTACCACCTACATCTACATTACCTGTAGTAGTTATAGAATCTATAAATGCATCTTTAAATCTTAAACTTGTTGTACCTATATCTACATCACTATCTGTTACAGGAACTATAGCACCATCTGCTATATATAGTTGTTGTACTGAACTACTAGATACTTCTACATAAAATTCTATATGGTTATTTGTAGTATCTATTAAAACTTTATTGTTTGGAGAAGTTTCTCCTGCATCACCAATTAAACCTATAACTGGTCCAGAAGCTGCTGTGCCATCGTGTGCGTGTCCTGTTGAGTTGTTAAATGCATTTACTAACTGATTATATTCATTATTGAATAAAGCAGCAGTAATTGTATCTCCATCTGCAAAAGAACTTTGTCTTGTATATCCTGCCATTTATTTTCTCTCCGTTATATTTTTAACAAGTTCATTATGAAGCTGTTGTATATGTATGTGTTCCATGTATTTGACATGAGTTGTTAGCTATATCACTATGTACGATAATATCCCAATTACCTGCTTGTGTATTATAAAATTCAAGAGTACTACTGTTAGTTGGAACATAACTAACTAAATTATCTGTAGTAAGAAATCTTGCCATAGCACTACCTACTGAACCATCTGTACTTGCTGTAGAAGGAAATGGTAAACTACTAATTCTAATTGGGTTGCTGCTAGTACCTGCGGCTGAAAAACCTATAAAGAATCGTATATTAACTAGATTACCTATTTTTGTATAAAAACCTGTACAAGTGGCAGTCCCACTATCAATTACTGGCGTAAAAGTTCCTTCTTCATAATCATCAAGTGCATTAGCTGCTGCATTATTTCCATTAAAAGTTATACCACCACCACTATAAAAACGAACTCTTTCAGCACCTGCTGCATTACTATACCAAATTAAATTATCACTTGTATCTCTGTAATTAACCCATTTTCTTGTTGTTCCTACACCAAATCTAATTCCTACATTATTATCATTTTTTGCAGAAATACCAACCATTGCTTCTCCATTATTTCCATCTTGAAAAGATGCAAAACAATTATCCATTGCTGAAGTAGTATTTAAAAATAAATCACCATCAGAGCCTAAACGCATTCTTTCTGCATTACCAGTAAGCATTGTAATAATGCCATTGTCATTTAAAACTATTTCTGTATCAGGTGTATCATCATCACTATCAGCTAAAACTAAATGACCATTACCTGAACCATCATTAAAAATATTAAACTCTCTTGTATCTCCACTTTCTGTTAACTTTATATGTGGTGCTGCATTTGTTCCTGTAGCTTCTATTTCTATATTATTAAAATCTATAATACTATCTGTAACTTTTGTTAATGCCATTTATTTATCTCCTGCCTGAAGGTATGTAATCTACATAAAAACCATTTATCGTATATGGGGCTTTTGTGTCATCACTTATAATTGTAAAATTGTTACTTGTTCCACTTCCTTGTAATGGAACTCTTATTAAAGGATTATCTCCTCCACCGAATACATTTGTATTAAACAATGCATCTGCAAACTTTGAAGGTGGATTAATAACTCCTAAGTCAAATAAATCTGGTGGTTGTGGTATATCTGTATTACCATAATCAAATCTAACTTGTACATCTGGTTCTGTTATACCTTCGGAACTTGCTGATACTCTAAGATAATGTAAAGTCTTTAATGTTCCTAAATCACCATAATCATAGTTAGGTGTTTCAAACCTAGCTAATATATTACTGCCATCAAAACTATTTCCTGTATCATGTTGATAAACAAAACCATTTGTATCTCCATGATAATATTGTTCTACATTATTATTATCAAATCCTGAACCTATAGCAGTAACTTCTAATCCTCTTGTCTCTGACCATTGAAACCCGTTTGGTCTTAATGTTCCTATAATTCCTTTTTGTTGTGTTTGTTCTAAACTTGTATCTGTATAAAATAATCTGTATTGTGATTTCTCTCGTAATACAACACTATCTATTACAAATGAATTTATGTTTTCTGCTAAGTTTGTTACTAAAGGTTGTATAGCTTTACTAACTGTACCTAACTCGACATCTCCGATTCTCGCAGTACCGGCAACTGTTCTTAATCCATCTGGTGCTAAAAATATTAAGTCACCACCAATCTCTTGAATACTATAGCCACTTAAACAACCAACATTCTTTGTAACAGGTACTATGGCTATATTACTTGAATCATTTATATTTATTAATTTAAATATACTGTTAGTACAAAATATAAATAACTCATTACGGAATCCTCTGATTCCTTCTATCTGGTCTTCTACTACTATAGAACCTGAACCAGTACCACTAAAGCTTGTAGGGTCTAATGTAGCACTAAAAAATATAGTACTTAAATTATCTTCAACTCCTGCAGCTATTAAATGTTTATCGTGAGTTGTAACATATTTAACACCTTTTGTTCCTGTTACAGTTATTTCTTCTGCAAAGAATGTTCTAGATGTTAATACTCCTGTACCTTCCATTCTAAATATGTAAGGTTTGTTAGCACCATCAGCTATAATAACTTGACCATAATCAAATGTAGCTCCATCAAATAATGTAAACTGACATTGACCTTGTGAAGTTCTTGTTAGTGTACTTCTACCTGTAAAGGTTGAATAGTTATCACCACTACTTGATACAGAACTTCTACCTATATTTACCCAAGTTTGTCCATCATTAGTAAAAAATATTCCTGTACCTGCAGTAGCTATTACACCATCTGCATAAGGAAATACACCTAATATATTTGTTGCACCACCTGTAGGTTGTGTAGCACTTGTAGTACCAAACTTTTGATACCCATTAATTCTTCTATAGCCACCCTCTGTAGAAACCTCAAAGTTTCTTAAGTCTTTTGCAACTCCGGGAGTTTTAAGTAAATCAATTACATTAGATGATTCTACTAAACCTCCATTTACTGCGACTGTATAAGGTTGACTTATTGCCATAACTAGCTAAGTACTTTAGTTACGCTAGTAGGTGTTACTTTTTCAGCTATCTGAGCATCTAATGCAGCTTTCATAGCTGTAACAGTATCAGCAGTTAATGCTGTCTCAACCCATCCTTGAACATCACTAGCTGTTAAGCTAGACCATTCTATAAAGTTTGAAAGGTCTGAAATATCTAAAGTCTGTGAACCATAAATAGTAGCAGTCCAGTTATTACCATCGCTATCTTTATTAGTATCATCAGTTGCTGTAAGTCTCCAATGAACATTGTAGACTACATCACTTTTACTATCTTTTGTAGGGTATGTGTCGCAAGTTTTACAATCCCAAGTATATCCTATTGCCATATTTATTCTCCTTTTAAGTTATTAATTTCAGACTGTAAGACATCAATCTGTGTTTGTTGTTCTTGTATAGCTTTTGTTAAAGCAGCAATAATTGGTCTGTCTGTAAGTCCAATAAAAGTACTTTCAACTCCATTTGCATCTTCATTTGTATCTTCAAAATAAGCCTCAGGTATTATATTTTCAACATCTTGTGCTACAAAACCTAATTTTTTAGGAGCATCATCTGCATCATCTATCATTCTGAATTTTTTTGGTTGTAGTTGCATTACTTCAGCTAAACCTACAGTTGAAATTTCAAAATCTTTCTTTTTATTTTTATCAGAAAGAGCAGTATATGCTCCTGATGAACGATTAATACTAACTATGTTATTACCATCACTATACAAAGAATGAACTGAAGTTCCCGTTGAGTACCAACCACCCCATCCAGCTAATGAACCTATAGTTATACCACTTCTGTTTTCCCAAAAATATCCTGCGTATGTTCCTCTACTTAAAATATCAGTATTTACTTGCATTTTAACACCAGCACTAGCTACTGAAGCTGCTGTTTGGTTTACCATCACTCTGCCTGAAGAATCAATACGCATTCTTTCTGTATTATTAGTACCGAATACAAAATCATTATTGGCTCTGTTGTATAAAAATCCTACATCATCTGTTGCATTAGTAAAACCTTGTCCTATTAGTATTTCTGCAGATTGTGCGTTACCATCAGCCCTTATTGATAATGCAGCACCATTACCTGAACCACCCTCTAATAAAATTCTATCTCCTGCTACATGAAGTTCTTCTGAAGGACTATTAATTCCAATTCCAACCTTGCCTGAACTATCAATACGCATTTTTTCAGTACCATCACCAGCACCAAACTCCATGTGATTGCTAGAATGGTTATAAGTAATATATCCTGTAAATGTACTTGTACTTGAAGTTCCATCTGCAAAACAAAGACTTCCTAAACTACTATTACCGCTATAAACAGTAATTCCTTCACTACCGCTACCGCTACCAACTACTAAATTACCTGACGCATTAGCAGAATTTATCGTAGTTGCAACAGTATTACCAATACCAACATTCCCTGAAGTATCAACACGCATTCTTTCTGCATCATTAACTTCAAAAACCATGACTTGTGAGCCACCACTTGCTTTTATTTGTGTTTGACCTGATAAAGCTAAAAATGAACCACTAAGAGTTCCACCATACTCTAAATCTACTCTACCCTGATTAGTTCCGTTTATTGTTAATGTAGTTACATTACTGTATGCATTAGGACTTGTCGTACCAATTCCAACATTTTCACTACTATCAATAGTTATAGCTGTTGCATTACTTCCATCTACTATTCCGGGGGTACTCGATAGTTCTACTGGTATTTTTGTTGTCATTTATATCTCCTAAAAATATGTTCTATCATCTGTCATGTACTTAGGCGTTGGATTCATTAGATTTGATTTCATACTTCTTAATCCTTTCTTATAATCATCTAATGCAAAAGCTGCCTGTTGTGGACTTTCTTTAAACTGCCATACATAGTACCTAGTCCTTGCAGTTACAACATTACTATATTGTTCTGGTAATGCCATTGTATCTCCGTGAGCATCCAAAGCTGTAGGCTTTGTAAATGCATAGAAGTGTACATTGTAAACTTTGTCTGGTATTGGACTTAATCCAAATTTTCTACTATCAGGAGATTTAATTACATATACAGGTTCACCATGACTTGAATCTGCATCATCTGAGTTTTCACTATCTCTGTAATATCTTCTCCAGTCTGCAAGTGTTAAATATTGTAATCCTTTAGAAACAAAAGGACTTGATTCTCCACTTACATTTATTGTAGTAATATAAAAGTCATCCCAATCTATAGAAGCAAAGTCTGTAGTTATACTAGAACTACCATCTTTTAAAGTATAAAATCTTTGTCCTGCTACAGTTGCTACTGTTGTATTACCATAGAAAGGGTCTGTACTACCACTTACACCAGCACTAAAAAAAGGTAACTGAGGTTCAGCATTAGCTATGTCAAATATAGATTTATTAATTGCATCCTTTACAAACTTTTGAAAACCTACAGCATTTGCAAAGTTTGCAGATGTTAGTGGGATTTCATTTAGTTCTCGAAGAACTTCGTTAGTTAAATCTAAATATGTTGTAGCCATTATTTACCTACTTTTTTCTGTGCTGCTTTATGTGCCTGTGTAAAAGTTTTACCTCTTTTCATCATGTTTGCCATCATTTTCATATGCTTACCAGTATGATGAACAGAATGTTTTTTCATTGTGTCTTGTTGCCTAGCAGTTAAACTTGATAAATCTGCACCTTTCACCATTACTTTTTTATTAGCTGTTTTTTTAGCCATTTTCTTTTTAGCAGGTCTACCTCTTTTACTACCATATGTACCCGGTCCACTTGGCATAATTATTCTCCTTTATTAATTTTAATTAGGTTTAGCTTGTGGCATTCCACCAGTACCGTACATCATTCTACCCATACCAGCTTTTTTTCTTTTCATCATCATTTCTGTGCCCATATTAGCTTTTTTTCTTTTCATCATACCACCGGGCATTTTCTTTTCTCTTTTTGTTCCGTACATTTATTTCTCCACTTTGTTTTTTTCGTTATAGTAACCCGGTCTTAAACTTTCGTTATAACCAGCCATATCTTTACACATCTCTTCTTTTTCTTTTATAGATTTGTAATATTTAATATTTCCACTAGGTCTAGGATTACCAGTTTCTTGTTGTTCATATTTATCCATATTTATCCTTTTAAAAAAGGAGGAGTCCTAAGACTCCCCCAAATGATTACTATTAATCAATACCGTAGAAAGCACTTACTAATGCTTCAGGTCTAAGAACTTTTGCTCCATAGACATGAAGACCTCTCACGATGTCGCCAAAAGAACTTGGGTCTCTTAGGACTTCTGTTGAAAGGATTGTGTTAGCAGTTGCAGTAGAACTGATATGACCACCCATACATTTACCAGCAGCATTAGATGTTGCAGCAATGTTGTTAGATTTGTACATATCAAATCCTCTTAGTTTTCCACTAGATACTAAACCATTTCTAATTGAACCTTGACCTGCGTTGAAGTCTACAGATAGCAATTTAGAAGAAGCTTGACCTAATACTTCGTAGAAGTCAGGACCAGCAACAAACCATCTTCCTTCTTCAGGAACACTTTGTTCGTCTAATAGTCTTGCCATTCTAGCTAAAACATCAATTGGGTCATGCTCACCTGACGCAAAACCTATGTCAAGGTTACCAGTTCCATCAAATGTACCGGCAGCTAAGTCGGTAGCATTGTCAGCACCTAACACATGGTCTGGTGATGAACTAGAAACTCCTGAGAACATAGTTGCGATAACAGCAGCGTCATATGAATCTCTTAAAGCGTAAGCTGCAGAACTTGAAGCTACTTCTTTAAAGTTTACATGTGACATATTTGTTTCAATATCATCTACGATGAATTTGAAAGCTTTAGCACTATCGACAACCAATGTAAGTTCTTGGTCAGTTAGTTTAGTTGCAGTAGTATCACTACCTCTTGTATAATCAGAGACAGAGATAACTGGTTCTTTGATAATCTTTACAGAGTCTCCGAAAGCAGATATTTCACCAGCATAGTCGGTGTTTGTAATAGCTTCTACGACCGAGGATTTTCTAAAGAAGTTTAGAACCTTTTTAGAGTAAATCGAAGGTAGGAAGAAACTATTAGCCTGTCCACTTACGGAGTTAGCAAAGTTAGCATTAGTATCGGTTGAGGGTTCAAAAAATTGAGCCATGATACATTCTCCTTTATGTTATATAGTTTACTTTACGATTCTGCCTTCTTGCATAGCAT